TTTTTATGCAACGGGTGACAACCGCATACTTCCGTTTTCAACTAACGGCCAGGTAACAAGCCTGGTATACCACTGCATAGTGGTCCATCTATTATAGTGCTGATGAGTTGTAGATAATCAAAGGTATGACTACCATATCGCTTTTGCACTGTCACCATTAATTGGTGTAGTTTAACGCCTTCGGGCATGAGGTGGATGTTTATAATGCGCGAATAAACATGCGAGTAGACGATGCTACAGCTAGCAACGTGCCGGCCGCACCTACCATGGTTACTTTTGCGGTCAAGACAGCAGATCCATCACTAATAACTACCGCGTTGAATGGCATCACTGAATATTCATCGGTGGATGCAGGATATTCGACGCTGTAGGATGTTGTGGGCGATGTTGGGGCGCTGTCGATCTCGATGGCTAGGGTAACAGCAAAATCTTCGTTGGCTGAGTCATTGACTCCTAGGGTGCCTTGTATCTCAAACATTCCACAGGGCAACGTAATTGCCCCATTTGTCTGGTTAAGGGGAAACCCAAGGACGATGGCTGTGTCGAAATCCAATGTGGCTGCAACGCCGCTCGTAAACGACTGTGCTGATGCCAATGTGAGGTATTGAACATTTGGTGGGATGGGGGAGGAGGGTGATATCTGCGGTGATATGAGTTCTATTTCATACTCAATGTAAAGCTCTCCAATAGCGTTGGTGTTAGCACCGCTATTGGTGGATACCATTACAGAACCAGCATCATAAAGCTGGTAGTCACCAGAAACAGGACCACACCGTACCCGTTTGGTTTGAACCCCATCAAACATACGACCAACTGGTACATAGAGAGAAAGGTCGCGATATACGGCTCCATTAGTTTGAATTTCGTATGCAGACATGTCAGCCAACGACGCAGGAGCTGCGTCATATGGGTTAAAATCGAACGCAAGCGTGATTTTGCCTGCCGTAGTCGATACCGCAGTGGACGGGACGAAGTGGACAGAAAATTTATTCCATTTGTACTTCTCCCATTTAATAGCCTGCGAAGCCAACCACGGGAAGATGGTAGAGAGGCCGGGGTTGATGCCGTATTTGACACCTGAGTAGGATGTTGAGTTGGGGATAGTGGCAATAAGTTCATGGTTGCGGACTATCGTTCTACCGCTGCGTGTCTGGAGTCTAGGACTTTGAGACGCCATAGTGTAACTACGAGCGATAGGGAGGTTTTGTGACGATACGAGTCCGGATCGTCTAGAGGTCTGTTTGTTGTTTGTCATTGTATTGGATCCACCATGACTAAAGTGGACTGTTCATCCTGTGGCTACCTATGAGGGGGCTCCGTGCAGTCTCTCGGCATTTTGGTTAGCACGTAAGTATTTACTCCCCGGGTGGGAAACGTTTTGGGCGATTACGCCAC